CCTCGGTATTGTCGACGGCAAAGCCGGATGCGGTTTCCGTGGCTGACGCACTCAGGCCCGTCTCGGGTTCATGCACAATTCCGCCCACAGTCACGGACCTGTCGTGATCGGTGAAACCGAGCACCGCACCGTCGACGCGTTCCAGCCGCCAGCACCAGCACAGCGTCGTCGCGCCGCTCGCCAGGTGCGCGGCAAAATCAGGTTCGAAATTTCGCATGATTTAAACTCTGATCTCGACCAGCGGAACATGCGGCGCGGAACCGGCGGCAAAGGCATCGAGATCAACATCGAGCCGGTCAGTATCGAAGCGCACCGGCACATCGAACTTGAAGCCCGCCGTGACCGCAACGCCAACGCCGGGGGCAGAATCGAAGGTGACGACGCCGGTCGCATCATCGACGCTGAAGCCGCTTGATTGAGGTATGCCGTCGAGCGCGATCAGGACCGAACCGCTGACCGGCTTGGTTATCTTGCGCACCCAGTCGCTCGTGCCTGCTCCATAGGTCTTGGCAAGCTGGAAACTGACAGTTGCACCGTCGCCGGTACCGATGGACTGATCCGTCGCGGCAGGTGCGCCCGTCGGCGCGCAGGACTTGTGGTCGGCCGGATCGCGGAAGCGGAAGCCGTGAAAGCGCCCGCGCCTCGCCTCGAAGAAAGCGACCAGCGTGTGGATGTCATCGAGCGCGCGCAGGCCAGTGCCTGCATCGTAACGCCTGCGCGAATCCGCCCAGAGCTGGTTGCGTTCCTCATGGCCGGAAATCAGCGCGACGATCTCGGTGCGCCGCTCCGGCCCGCCGGAGACACGCCGCGACAGGGCAAGAGGAAAATCGACTTCGTGAAATGCCATGGGTTACCTCAAAGCGTGCGCGCGCCACGGCGCACGGCGCGGGCAATCGCACCCTCGACCTGACCGCGTGCGGCGTTGAAGGACGCCGCATCGTTGGTGGAGATGTTGACGGTGACGCTGACCGGCTTGCCGCTGCCATCGCCTGCGCGCACGCCAAGCTGACCGTCGGCCCCGCGCGCCAGCGGCAGAATCGCTTCAGGTCCGGCCTCGCCCAGAACGCCGAGATGACCGAGCGGATTGGCAAAGCCTGCCGCGCCGTTGACGACACCGCCGGATGCGAAGGTGCGCATGCCGCCGGTGAGCCCCGCAAAAGTGCTGCCAAGCGTGTTGGAGATTGCGTTTTCGAAAGGCTTCAGTGCCGCCTTGACCGCGATATCGGAGAGCCGCAACGCGAGGCCACGAAGAACATCGCCGAAGTCGCGGCCACGTACGACAGCCGACGACAAGGCCGATGTCATCGAACGGCCGAAGCGGTCGGCCATGCGGGTCGCTTCGGTGAGATCGGCGCGAAAGGCGGTCAGATCCGCATCGACGCGGACGGTGATGTCGTCAGGCTGGTCCATGCCTGGTCCTCCCTCAATCCGGGTATTGGCGCATCAGCGCATGCAAAGTCTTCGCGTCAGGAGGAGACGCGCTTGGCGGATGAGTAGCGGCAGAAATCTCGGAAAGCGTCATTCTCCAGAAGGCCTGCGGCGAGAGCTTCAGCACGCCGAAGCCGAGATGCATCAGCTGCACCCAGGGGAAGTGACTGGCGGAGGGTTTTCGGGGCCGCCCTCCGCGCGGCTGCCGTCGCTGACTTGCCCGAATGTTGCAGCGAAAAGATCGCTGACGATGGCGACAAGACCCGCTGCACCGCCGTCCGTGGAGAGGCTCGCCAATTCGTCCTCACGAAGTGAGTTGCCGCCACCGCGCAGGGCGGCAGCGAGGATGACGCTGATGTCGCGGCTGGACAGGCGGCCGGACGAAAACCGATCGGCAAGCCCGGCAAGGTCATCGACGCCGAAGGCGGTTTCCAGTTCCGCCAGCGCACCCAGCGTCAGGCACAGGATGTGCCGCTCGCCGGCAAGCTCGGCCTCGATCTCGCCACGGCGGCGATTTGCGCGTCGCTCCGTCATGGTCAGGCTGCCGCGAAGGTGAGTTCGCCAGCAGATTCAAGCGCGATCTCGAAGGTCACCGCGCCGTCGTGGCTGCCGGCATAATCGAGGGCTACCACCTGGAACACACCCTCGACGGTACCGAAGTCGGGGATGATCACCTGCCAGTCGCGGATCAACCCGTCGAAGAATATCGCGCGAACCAGCTCGTCCGACGTGCCGTCCTTGAAGATACCGGCGCCCGAGAGCGAGGCGCGGCGCACACCGGCGCCTGCGAGCAGTTCGCGCCAGCGCCCGGCGCTCTCGCCATGGGTGATGTCGACGGTTTCGGCGTTGAAGGAAAGGCTGCGGGTACGCAAGCCCGCGACGGTCTGGAACGTGCCCAGCCCGTCGCTGTCGAGTTTGAGGACAAGGTCCCTGCCCTTTTGTGCGCCCATGCGCGCGTCTCCATTTCTGGTGTTGGAAAGACCTGCCTCAGGCAGGCTCGACGAGCACGCGCAGGGTGATGCGCGCACGGTAGGTTTTCGCGTCCTTGAGGCGGTCGGTTTCGATCCGCGTCACTTCGGCAAGAACGACGCGGTAGCCGGAGACCGACGGGTCGCTTGCGGTCAGCGCATCAGAGACAAGGCCCGCAAGCTGCGCCACCTCGCTGCGACCATGGCTGCGGGAATAGACATCGAAGGCGAGCGTCAGTTCAGAGCCCGGCGTGCCTTGCCCGGACCAATCCCGCGCAACGCCTGAGCCTAGCACCACATAGGGAAAACTTTGTGAGTGCGGCACGGCGTCATAGACACGTGCTCCGCCCAGCGCCGTGGTCAGCGCACTGTCTGCGAGCAACTGACCGGCATAGGCGCTCTGCGTTTTGTCGAGGCTGTCGGCAATCATCGCGACACCTCCTCGACATCGATGTTGAGATAGCGCTGACGCTCGTCGGGATCGCTCACGCTGCGTATTTCAAAGATGCGCGCACCGAGGACGAAGCGGTCTTCAGCGGACACGCCATCGCGCCAGCGGACCAGGACACGGTGGGTGATGCTGTGCTCCTGCGCATCGGCATCGACGCGTTCGCCGGCATTGAGCGGACGCAGGCCCGCCCAGAGCGTCGCGACGGCACTCCAAGTCCGCGATGCACCGCCCGCGCCATCCGGCGTATCCACCGGCGTTTCCAGCACGAGGCGGTGGCGCATGGCGCCGATCATAACGCCACCAATTTGTACGGTGCGATCAGCGCTGCAACCGTATCAGGTACCGGCGAGGCCGCATCGCCGAAGGCGACCGGCTCTCGGGTCTCGTACCAATGGGCGACGAGTTGCAGGATCGCGGTTTTCAGCGGCGCGGGAACATCCGAAGCAGTGCCGTATCCTGCTGTCAGGTCGATCTCGATACCGTTGAGAGCCTGTCCCGGATCGGCGATTGCGGAAGAGCGCAACTTGAGGCGCGGCGGCACGCTTGCGGTGTCGACAATGTAATCCGTTGCTGGCAGCACGGTTGGGTTGCCGTCATCGTCATAGATGGTCACAGCGTTGACGGAGATCAGCGGCGAAGCAGGCAGGGAAACCAGCCGGCTCGATGGCCAGGCATCGCGCACATAGCGCCAGGCTTGCGTGACGAAATGCCGTCCGGTGCGCAATTCAAGCGCGACCCGCGCCGTGGCGATCAGCGTATCGATGAGCGTATCGTCGTCGCCCGAGTCGAGCTTCAGAAACGACTTGGCTTCGGCCAGCGATACCGGCTCGGACGCCGGCGGCGTCACCAGGATCATGGTCATGATATGTCACTCCGGGAAGCCGTCAAAAACCAACGGCCCCGCACCTGATGAAAGGTGGCGAGGCCGTTGGGAGGTTCCCCGCACGCCGGGAGGCTGAGCATGCGGGACGGGGGATCTTCAGGCTTACGAGGTGCCGAACTTCAGCAGCTTGATGGCGTCGAAATCCTGCACGCCGCCGCCGACGCGCCGCGTCGTGTAGAACAGCACGTAGGGCTTGGCGGAATATGGATCGCGCAGGATACGGGTGCCGATACGGTCGACCACGAGATAGCCGCGCGAGAAGTCGCCGAAGGCGATCGGCGTGGTGTCCGATCCGATATCCGGCATGTCCTCGGCCTCGGTGACGGGGAAGCCCATCAGCGTCGGCGGCACGCCGGCCTGATGGCCCGGCTGCCAGAGATAGTTGCCGTCGCCATCCTTGAGCTTGCGCACCTCCCCTTGCGTCTTCCGGTTCATGACGAAGTGGGCATTGCCGCGGTAGCCGGCCTTCAGCGCGAAGACGAGATCGACCAGCTTGTCGCCCGGGTCGGTCGCTGCGAAGTCGCCGTCGACGCCGGTCGCCAGATAGCCGATCTTGCTCCAGGCCCAGCTCGCCTCGGCAACCTGGGTGTAGTCGAGGAAGCCGGTCGGCTTCTTGTTGCCGTCTCCAGTGACGAAGGCAGTGCCTTCCTGCTCGGCGAAGGCGGTCTCGACCTCGCCGGCGAGCCAGGCGTCGATGTCGACGGCGCTGTCGTCGAGCAGGGTCTGGGTCGCCGCCGGCATGGCGTAGAGTTCCATCGCCGGGAACTCCAGTTCGGCCAGCGTCGGCGCGGTCGTCTCGGGCCGCGCATCGGTCTCGCCGACCCAGCCGACGGCAGGACCGGAGAT